TGATGCGAACACATTTATTGAGGGTTTAGTTCTCAGTGATGACGCTGCCGCATGGGACGGCTCAAGCAATGACAATAAAAATCGTGCATTATTTACAGCTGCGCAAAGAATTGATAGAGAAAAGTTTTTAGGGGCGAGGGTAGCTGATACCCAAGCACTAGAATGGCCTAGATCGGGTGTAAGAAAACCTGATACATATACAAACTTGTATGGCTTATCATTTCCTAACAGATTAGTCGCAGATTATTACACAGACACAGAAATACCAGATAGAGTAAAACACGCGCAAGTGATTCTAGCTGTTTACCTCAATAATAATAGGAATGGGTTAGAGCTAAGTGGTTTAGAAGATTTTGCCTCTGTAAATATTGGTAATATAAACGTAACTCCTAGATTTTACGGAGCTGTGGGCATTGATCGAATACCGCCAATCGTTGACCACTACCTAATGGGTATTAGAATAGGCGGGAGAGCAAACTTATCAATTAAGAGGTCATGAAAATGGGTTACGGCTACGAGTATCCAGCAGCAATTATTATTACTGATACAAACGCCCATACAGGCAGATTTGGTAAAGTTCATTGCTTAACAGATGCAGAAGCAACTTTTGTAGCAGAAAATATTACAGAAAATGGATCTGCTACTATTAACGGCATCACAATGAAAGCTTCCTCTGAAGTTTGTGGTGTGATTACAAGTATCACTCTTGCAAGTGGTCAAGTTATCGCTTACTTCTTATGAGTCTTGCTAAAGCACTAAAAAAAGCTGCCAGCGCTTCATTAAAAAAACTTGGCGGTGATGTGACTATCAGACAAGTAACAGCAGGGTCGTACAATACCACTACTGGAGCTATTACAGAATCTACGTCAGATACAACTATAAAAGGTGCATTAAGTAATGTTACAAAGAATCAGGTAAACGATCTAATAGAATCGCAAGATAAATTATTAACTATTTCTGCTGGAGATCTTACATTTGTACCAACTACAAAAGATAGAGTTGTTATAAGCAGCGTAGAGTTCAAAATAATCCAAGTAATTACTAACGAACAGAATAATACACCTGTAAGTTTCGATCTTATCTTGAGGTAACTATGACAAGACAAATTAGAATAGATCAGATTCCAGATGTCATGGAAGAAGCTGTAATAGATTTAGTAGCAGCAACTACGCTTGAGTGGACTAGACGAGTAAAAAAGGCTACACCAGTTGTTACAGGTAGGTTGCGGAACTCATGGCAAACAGAAATAAAAAAAGCTAGTGGAACCATAATCAATAATTTACCTTATGCGGAGCCTGTTTGTTATGGTGAAAACCTACCACCATCATGGAAAAAACAATTTAGAACTAGACAACAAACCCAAAAAGGGTTTCCAGAAATCATAGGAAAAGAACTTCAGCAATGGGCAAGCGATGAATATAACAAAATCAAAAGGAGGATATAATGGCTGCTGTCGATTTGAATACAGTTAGATCAACAATCGAGGCTAGATTAGCAACAGAGCTTGCTTCAAGCCCCGCCATTCCTGTTGTTTTCAATAATATGGCTTTTGACTCTACAACGGAGGATACGTTTGTTCAGTGTCAAACCAGCTTCGGGACAGGGTCTTATCTTGCAGACGGAGTTAACCTTGTTGTTGGATTAGTAACATTAAACGTATTTACTGAAGAAGGTATAGGGGCTGGATCAAATTTTACTATATGCAAAAGGCTTAGAGACTTATACAATAAGATTACTGTTTCAGATGTTATCTTTGATTCTCCTGTTGGTCCCGAAATTTTAGCATCGAGTCCCGAGGGTAAGTTTCAAACTCAATTAAGAATAACTTTTGAAATATATGAGGAACTTTAATTATGCCAAAACTTGTAATTACAGAAGAAATGCTAGACGCTATAGAAGCTGTTAAAGGCAGAAGAGACCCTAATTATTGGGACAACAGGTGTAAAAGATATATGGAGAATCAACAAAAATCTAAAAAAGATGTAAAAAACTCCGAAAAGAGTTAATATATTTGTAAATATTTCTTTTTTTCGTTATGGCTGTAAAAGGTGATGTAGGGAAACTTATGTTTGAAAATGCTGGCGGTACTGAGGCTGACATTTCAGATCTAAGGTCATGGTCATTGTCTGTTTCTAAAGACACACAAGAAACTACAAAAATGGGCGATACATCAAAATCATTTGTTGGTGGACTCATTTCTGGTGAAGGTTCTGCAACTTTACTTTATAATCCATCTGGCAACTCAGATTATCAAGCTTTTATTGATGATGTTCTTGTAACTGGTGACGCTGGTGACGCTCTTTTTGAATTGTTCCCAGACTCTAATACTTCAGCTAAAAAAATTAGTTTTGCTGGAATAATTACAGGGGCAGAATATGGTGCAACACTAGGAGAGATCCAAGAAATAAACATTTCGTTTATTACTAATGGTGCCATAACTTCAGCTATATAGTAAATTAAGATTATCTCGCACTTAATTTATGCCAGCACAAAGAACACTTGACACGTTAAAAGCCGCTTTTGATCTAAACCAAAGGCGCAAGTTTGATGTAAAAGATGATGATGGTAATTTGGTTGTCTCTCTGTACTTTAAAGCCATAACAAGAGCAGATAGAGCAAGAGCCACACAAAGGGCTGGTAGTGAAGACCCACTTGTAGTTTCAACGCATATGCTTTGCCAGCTTGCAGAACTAGAAGATGGTACAAAGGCTTTCCACCCTTCAGACTTTGGTAATTTACAAACTGAACTGCCAGAAAATGTTTTGAATGAAATAGAGATGTTTTTATTCGGTGTAAATCCTAGTGTGACTATAGAAGCAGCAAAGGAAGCTTAAAGGGGGATAGCTATTTAAACTTTGAGTTTTTCCTTGCAACAGAATTAGGTAAGACAGTTAGTGAATTAAGAATGCAACTTACTGAAGAAGAGTTGATATTTTTTGCTGCTTATTATGAATTAAAGTATGATAGAGAAAAGAAACAGGCAGATGCACTTAAACGCAAATCCAAGTATAGTTAAAGGAGTTATTGTTTAGTCGTGGCAGTTTCTAATGTAGAACTAAGAGTTAATGCCACCCAAGCTATTACAGCGTTAAGAAAGGTTGATATACAGGCGAAAAAATTTAATTCAACTGTTAATGGCACTGGTAGTAAATTAAAAGATGCAAATTTAGGACTTAGAGTTTTACCAAAAGGCTTCTTTGCTGCGGGTAAAGGCGCTAGTGCAGCATCTTTATCTTTTAAAGCTGCGGCTGTAAGTCTAGGTGCTTTACTTGCACCGATAACTGCTGGAATTACTTTAATAGCTGCATTCGGAAAAGTATTTAGTACTTTGGCAGCACAAGATTTTGCCACTGCAAAAGTTAAAACTCTTGGAGTAGAAGTTGATACTCTGACCCCAAAGCTTGCAACTTTGTCTAATGAGCTAAGTGGTCAGGTTTCACAACTTGGCCTCCTTGAAGCGTCTTATGATGTAGCTTCAGCTGGTTTCGGAGAGACTTCAGAGCTAATAGATGTTTTAAAAGCATCACAGTTAGGTGCTACTGGTGGTTTTTCAGATCTTGCAACTGTTACAGACGCAACAACATCTGTACTAAATGCTTATGGTCTAGAGTCAGATAAGGCTGCAAAGATAGTAGATGGATTTGTACAGACACAAAATGATGGTAAAATTATTGTTCAACAGTATGCACAACAAATAGGTCGTTTAGCTCCTATAGCTGCTGGTGCTGGAGTTGGGATAGATGAACTTAATGCGGCAATATCTAGTGTTACTGCAACTGGTGTTCCTGTTGAATCTACCTTTGCTGGCCTACGACAAGTTATTGCTTCGATACAAAAACCCACAGGAGAAGCGGCAAAAGCTGCTGAAAAACTTGGAATAGACTTTAGTGCGGCTGCTCTTAGCTCTAAAGGTTTGGGCGGTGTTTTACAAGAAATTGTTGATAAGGGTGGGGCTAGTGAAGAGACTCTTGCTTTGCTATTTGGTTCTGTGGAGGCAAGGACAGCAGTGCTTCCTCTGTTAAACGATCAGCTTGAATCATTCAATAAAAATCTAGAAAATCAAGCTAATGCACAAGATACTGCGGCAAAAGCCGCATTTACAGCATCTAATACAATTCAAGGACAACTTACAAGGCTAGGTACTGCTTTTACAAACTTAGCTGGCGAAGGTTCAGAGTTTGGAGCAGTAATTAGAGAAACTTTAAAAATTGCTGCCGTTACTATCGAAGCTTTAGCGGCGGCTGTAAAAATAGTTTTTCTACCAGTCAGAACTTTGATTGCACTCGTTTCGGAAGTTGGTAAAGCAATAGGAGAAGCAATAGGTGTAGATGCAACTAGTGTATTATTTGATCTTGAGCAGGGCTGGATTGCTGTTAAAGAAGGTGTTACTGCTTTTTCTGATGCTGTAATAGGAGTTGGTAAAACTGTAGGCACAGTGATTGGCGGCATAGTTAAAAGGTTTATTGGTGCATTTGAAGCTATCGCAAAGTTTATTGATGAAAACCCTGTAGCACAATTTATTCTTAAGTTTTCTGGCATAGAGTTAATCCAAACTAATATAAACAAATTAACAGAATCTTTCGGGCAAAAAGTTGAAGAAAATGCAGAAAAAACAGATAAATTAAAAAAGAAAATAGAAGAAACAAAAACTGAAACAGGTAAGTTAAATGATGCTTTTGCAAAAATTGGTGATACGCTTGCAACTGGTGTATCAGATGCTTTAGTTGGTGTTGTAAATGGCACTAGATCGCTTGCAGATGCAGCTAGGAGCTTATTGAGTGATATTGCTAATCAGTTTTTAAGGCTTGGTATTAATACCCTTTTGTTTTCCGCGTTTGGTGGGTCGACAGGTATATTTAAAAATCTTCCAACCTTTGCTGCTGGAGGTAGACCACCAGTAGGCAGACCATCTATAGTCGGTGAACGTGGACCAGAATTATTTGTACCTACAACTGCTGGCACTGTTATTCCTAACGATAAGATGGGTGGAATGACTAATAATATTGTTGTTAATGTAGATGTAGATGGTGGGTCTAGTGTTGATGCTGATGAAAATAACAGCAAACAGTTTGGGCTTGCTCTTGCATCTGCTATACAAGCAGAGATAATAAATCAAAAACGTGCTGGAGGTTTACTTGCGTAATGGCTACATTTCCATCTATAGATCCAACTTATGCAGGTTTTTCTAAAAGATCAAATCCAAATAAAAGGCTTGTTCGTTTTATGGACGGATATGAGCATAGAATTCTATTTGGGTTAGCTAGTCATCAAAATCCTAAAATTTATTCTTTGATTTTTGATGTAACAGAAACTGAATCAGATGTCATAGAGGCATTTCTTGATAGTAGGGCTAACGATCAGGCAAGTTTTACTTTTACCCCACCAGCAGAAGGAATATCAAAAACTGGTACATACAGTCAGTCTGGGACTACTGTTACCATGACAGTTACAAATCACGGAATCGCAGTAGGTGAAACTGTAACTCTTGACTTTACAACAGGCTCTGCGACTGATGGAACTTTTATTGTGGCCTCTGCTGCAGATCAAAACACTTTCACTACAACTGCTGCTGCAAGTGCAACTAATAGTGGTAA